TAACATATTAAAATTGATAATTCAAGGAGGCACAATGGACAATAAAGAAAAATTGAAAGAACTCAGAAAAGAGTTAGGTTTATCTCAGGCAAAATTTGCCGAAAAATGGGGTATACCGAAGCGAACTATAGAAGATTGGGAAGCTGGCAGGCGTGAAGTCAAGGACTATATAGTCAGCATGATGTGTCAGATTGTAGAATTTGAAAATAAATAAAAAAATATAAAATAGTATTGACATATCACGCAACGCGTGATATAATAAAGACAGTTAAGAGAGGTAAGAAAAACCTCAGACAGAAAGGAAAATGAAAAGATGGAATCAAGAAAAGAAAATGGAAAAGTATATTTAAAGTTTGGATACGATGAAAAGTTTTCAGGAGGACTGAAAAGATACTGCGGAGCGAAGTGGCAGCCAGAAACAAAAGAATGGTATTTCGATGAAGAATTCGAAAATAAGGCAAACGATTTGATGCTTAAAAGATACGGCTACAGTTTAAGACCATCGGCAAAAATTAATATAGAGTTTAGTGCAAATGAGTTTTTCAATCCCGATTCGCTGAATGTGTCAATTGACGGTTATATATTTGTACATCGTGACAGGGATTATCTGCCGGTTACATTAAAACATAATAGCGTAATCTTACAGGGTGGCTTCCCTGAAAAAGGCGGCTCAAGCAGATATCCGAGTTCGAAACCGTTAGACAATACAATCATAAGGGCGGAAATTACAGAGGAGCTCTGGGATGCGTTCAGTGATGAAACAAAAACAAAGATAAAAAGAATTAACAAAAAAAGTGAAAAAGAAATCTTACTTGAAAGAGAAGCACAATTATTAGCTGAGCTTGAAGAAGTGAGAAGAAAGCTCAGAAACATGTAAGCAAAGACAAAAGAAGCAAGAAAAAACCTTGCTTCTTTTTTTATTAGGACATCGCAATGCACCTATTGACAGTGCTATACTGTAGACGTCAAAGAAGCAAAGCTTTGACTACCTTTTTCTTTTTTTATTGAGTTATGGTTACATGTTCCCCCTAATGTTTCAAAAAGGCGCCACTATGAGCAAGGGCGCTTTTTTGTTGTATAAAAGCGGAGGTGCAAAGATGATATATAAAAGATGCCCGCACTGTGGACAAAGATACGAGGCGGGAAAAAAGTGCGGGTGTAATTTTAAGAGGGACTACCCCCAGCCGATAGGAACAAGGGCGATGTATAAAGGGGGAAGGTGGCAAGCACTACGCAAGGTCATAATAGCAAGGTATCAAGGCTTAGACCCTTGGGCTTTTTTACATGGCCGAATTGAGTACGCTACTACAGTGCACCACATAGTCACGGCAGAGGACGACCCCACGCTCTTCTATGTAGAAGATAATCTGATACCTTTATCAAGGTCAAGTCATGATGAAATTCATGTGCTGTACAGAAAGAGTGAAGCCAGCAAGACAGAGGCTCAAGCCTTGCTTAAAAGTTTAGTAAAGAATATAGCATACTAGATTACAAACGTTAGAATATACCCTGTAGGGTAGGGGGTATTTGGGAAGTTTTCAGACAATTCCCAATGACCGCCGCCCCAGTTTTGTTTACATAAATTTCTAAATAGTCGCCAAAAGTGAACAAAATTGTTCACGACAGGAGCAGGAAGGAGGGCGAATGGGCAGACCGCGAAAAATAATTTCAATGCAAACTGGCAATATAAAAAAAAATGTCAGGGCAAAAAGAGAATACGAAGAGTCATTAGTCAAGACCGATAAGGATGAATTAGAGAAGCTTCCTTCATCGGTCTTTTTGGATGCGACAGCAAAGAGAGAGTACGAAAGGGTACGAAAGAACTTGCAGAGTATCGACATAATAGGCAACTTAGACCGTAATAGCATGATTGTCTACGCAAATGCCTATTCGATGTACCTGCAAGCACTAAAGGAAACAAAGAAAAAAGATTTCTGCCCGACTGTGAAAACAAGTTCGGGAGAAAAGCCGAACCCCGTATATGCAATTTTGGAGCAGGCAAAGAAAGATATGGACACCTCTGGAAGCGCATTGGGTATGTCTGCAAGCTCAAGATTAAAGATTGCTTCAGAAAAGGCGAAGGGACAAGAAGAAAACCTGATGCAGTTGTTCGGAGACATATAGATATGAGCCACTTGGAGGACATCAAGCAGTACGCAAAAAGCTGTTTAGCGGATGAAATCCCGTCAGGGCAGAAACACAAGTGGGCATGTCAAAGATTTCTTGATGATTTGGAAAGAGTGGGCACGACTGACTTTCCTTATATTTGGAGCGAAGACAATGCAAATAAAATTGTTACATGGTTCGCTTTGCTTAAGCACTCAAAAGGTGCTTTAGCAGGTAAACCAATAGAGTTAAACGACTGGCAAAAGTTCAGAACGTGCCAGCTGTACGGATGGGTACACAGAGAGACAGGAAAGAAGCGATTTAAGAAGAGTTTTACCGAGGTAGGCAGGAAGAATGGTAAGAGCCAGTCGGAAAGCGGTGAGGCCTTGTATGAAATAGCCATACAATCCACAAAGAATATGGAGACGTATGAGGTGTACACCGCAGGAACTAAAAGAGAGCAGTCAAAAATTGTATTTAATGAATGTAATTTGATGACTAAAGGCTCGATATTGCGGTCAAAATTCAATTTTAAGCGTGACGAGATTGTACACATCAAAACGGGGTCTTTTATAAAGCCGTTATCGAAAGAAGATGGCAAAACGGGCGATGGTACTAATCCTGCATGCTTGATTTTAGATGAATACCACCAACATCCGACAACCGACTTTTACGATTTGGGGCTTGGCTCAAACACCAAGGAGCCGATGTTGACAATAATCACCACAGCGGGCAAGGATTTAACTTATCCCTGCTACACTCAAGAATATGATTATTGCTCAAAGGTCTTAGATCCGGATGTTGATGTTAAGAACGACGAATATTTTATTGACATTTGCGAAGCTGACAAGGGAGACGACCCCGGAGCACTTGAAACTTGGCAAAAAGCCAACCCGATACGAGCCTTTTACGACGAAGGTATCAAAAAGATAGCCGAAGATTACGAGATAGCCAAGCAGATACCCGAAAAAATGATAGCTTTCATGACTAAAGTACTCAATATTTGGGTATCGGCCGCAAATAACGGCTATATGGATATGAAAAAGTGGAAAGCTTGCGAAGTCAAGGGCTTCCCTATCGACCTAAAGGGGCGACCTGTGTACGTCGGTTTTGATATGTCTTCAAAAATCGACCTTACATCGGTGGCTTTTATTGTACCTTATCAGACCGATAAACTGGACAGCAACGGCAAGAAGATAGTCTATTATTTCGTTTGGACGCATAGCTTTATACCTACAGTGGATAAATTGCGAGAACACATCATAAAAGATAAGGTACCGTACGACGCTTGGGAGCGTTTGGGATACTTAACGCTGACAAATACGCCAATTGTCGACCAAGCGACTGTAATGCGTTATGTGCTTAATGAATGCGAAAAATATCAACTTGATATTCAATGCTTTTGTTTTGATCCAAATAATGCCGCAAAGTTAATGATGGACTTATCAGATGAGGGATACACAGTCGAAGAGGTTTATCAAAGTCACAAGAGTTTAAATGAGTCTACACAAGGCTTCAGAGAGCAGGTTTATTCGGGTAATGTGGTCTATCTGCACAACCCTTTGTTTAATTACGCAATGTCTAATGCGGTTGTAAGAACAAACAACGGACTTATAAAGATAGACAAAGATGCAACCACTAAGCGAATAGACCCTGTAGATGCTACTTTGGGGGCGTTTAAGTTGGCTTTGTATCACAATTTTGAATCAGAAAGCTATAACGACTATGTAGAGAATTTTTTGAAAGGAATGACGGGATAAAATGGGATTTTTGAGCAATTTGAAAAACTTTTTTATACCTGAGACGGCGGACACGGCAAGCGAAAGACTCCGACAGTGGCTGGGGATAGATGATGATATCACCACCCCGAAAGCACTTGCGGAGACCACATACTTTACTTGTCTGAAGGTCTTATCTGAGACGATGGGAAAGATGCCGCTGAAGTTATATAAAGAAGATGTGACAGGTGGAAGAGTGAGGGTCGACGCTATGGATGTGCTTTTATACAGACCGAACAGCGTAATGACGCCGTCAACCTTTTGGAGCACTATGGAGGCAAATTGTCAACACTATGGCAATGCCTACGCTTGGATACAAAGGGACTACGGCAAAGGCTTAAAGACAGGAAAGATACAGACAAAAGCTTACTGGATAATGAAATCTGATTGTGTGACGGTATACATGGACGATGTGGGCGTATTTGGCGACCGTGGAAGGCTATATTATCAATACAACAATCCGCAAAGTGGTGAGACGGCTGTATTTAGGCAAGAAGATGTACTGCATATAAAAAATTGGCTTTCGTGGGATGGAGTAATGGGGCTTTCGGTAAGAGAAATACTGAAAAGCACTATACAGGGAGCAGGATACTCACAAAGATATCTTGAAAAGCTGTATAAAAGCGGACTGACTGCGTCAAGCGTACTGCAGTACACAGGCGACCTTGATGAAAAATTAAGGACGCAATTACAGAAAAAGTATAACGAACTTCTTACGGGAGCGGAAAATGCGGGCAAGGTGGTAGCATTGCCAATAGGCATGAAGCTTGAGCCACTTACTTACACGCTTGCGGATGCACAGTATATGGAGCTTAAGAAGTACAGTGCCTTGCAAATTGCGGCAGCCTTCGGAGTAAAGCCAAATCAGATAAATGACTATGAGAAGTCGAGTTATTCAAATTCAGAGTCGCAGCAGCTTAGCTTTTTGATAGATACGATGATGTACAGGCTCAATCAGTACGAGCAAGAAATCAACTACAAGTGCTTGACTGATGAACAAAGAAAAAAAGGATTTGTATACAAGTTCAATGAAAAAGTTCTTCTAAGAGCAAACATGGAAACACAAATGCAGAGCATAACATCCGCGGTGCAAAACGGTATTTATACCCCAAACGAAGGCAGGCATCTTTTAGACCTTCCTTCTATGGAGGGCGGTGATGTGCTTATAGTAAATGGCAACTATGTACCGCTTACAGATGTTGGCGCTGCATACAATATCGGAAAGGAGGGCAAAAATGATACTTAAGATAAAAGGCGACATAGTCGGCAATGAAATGAAAGAAATTTATGAGTGGTTCGGCTATGACTGTACTACTCCGGGTGATGTACTCACAGCACTTGAGGAAATGCCAAAAGGTGACCGCTTGCAGGTAAAAATAAACTCCGGTGGCGGTGATGTCTTAGCAGGTCAGGAGATTTATAGCACGCTTAGAGGTCGTAACGATGTGGACATCGAAGTGGAAGGCTTGGCGGCATCCGCTGCATCTGTCATAGCGATGGCAGGTAAAAGCACAATATCACCCGTCGGCATGCTTATGATACATGATGTTAGTGTGAGCTACACAAGTGGCAATCATGCACAGCTATCAAAGCAGGCTGACACATTAAAGGCATGGGATGAAGCTTTAGCAAGTGCATATGTCGAAAAAACAGGCAAAAGCAAAGATGAAATCATTCAAATGATGGACGCGGAGACATGGATAACAGCTGATAAGGCTGTAGAAATGGGATTTATAGATGCTATAAGCCAGTCGGGAAATTCAGTAATCACAAACGGCATGGGCAATCTGAAGATTACTGACGAAATGATACAGCAGTATACAGCTGAAAAAGCTGGTATTGAAGAAAAAAAAAA